ATTTATATTAGATTATAGTGATGTATAGTGAGTTTAGTGTATAAGTTGATAAACTATTTATATTATTTCATTGATTTGCTGCCCTTGCACTTCCATTTTTTACGAGAAAGTCGGTTTGGGCTATTCGGATCGTCTTTCCAGTCGCCTTTAATTTTGGCACTTCGGGCGCAATAGGCATCCCCCTTGGCAGTGCCGGGTCGAATTCGCTTGCCGCCATCCTTCGCCTTGCCTGCCTGTCCGTAGGAAACCTTGCGCGTTCTGCCAGTCACTGCGTTTTTTACAACCTTGACCGAGGCTTTTCCTGCTGCTGGTTTTGCTTTCATTTTTTTACAGGTTTTTTCTTTGCAGTTTTTGCCGATTGTTTAAATGCTTTGGCAGTGGGTGCGCCTTTGGTTCCTGCCTTACGCATTTTTTCTCCGCTACCTGCCGCAATGCGCTTCCGCTTTGCATTAATGTTGGCGTAGAGACCGACTACTTTTGCCGACGATGGTTTCTTTTTTATTTTCATATTTTACATTGTTATGAAATTTCCTGCTGATGGGTCATCTTTATCATCAGGTGACACAGCAAGGTCATCGAGTTCACGCAGTGCGGACTCAAACCCCTCTTTGTATTTTGCCTGAAGTGCCACTTCCTCGATGGTCTTTCCATCTACGCGAGGAATTCTGGAATGCAGGTAAGTACGCAGGCGAAATTTAGTTTTGGAGTTGTACTCGCGAAGGCGAGCGATGTCTTCAGGTTCCCAAGTCACTTTTTTTTGTCCTCGCCCAAGACGCTTTTGATGTTTTCCTTTGCATCAGTGACAAGGCTTTTGACATCTTTCTTGCCTGACGCTATATCGCTCGCACCTTTTACAATGCCTTTAACGCTATCCTTCGCGCCTTTTACAAACCCCTTCACTGCCGACTTTCCTTTTCGGTAAATGTCCTTCGCGACCTCGACTACCTCATCATCAATCTCGTCGCTCTTACCTTGTTTTTTGATGCGATCATAATTTGCTTCTTCCTCTGCGGAGAGTAGCGAATCGAGTTCCATTTCCTTGTCTTTGCGGGTGGGAAGAGGAGTTACATCTTCTGCTTTGGTATCTTTATTTTTTTTAGTCATAAATTTTTATCCTGCTGTTGGTGGTTTGCCCGGTGCGGCTATCTCGTTGACTACTTGGTTCTGCGAAGGTGCTGCCATCTGGAGTGCGTCTCCCATCATCTCTGCCTGCGCTACAGAAGGTCGCTTGCCTGTTCCAATTCCTCGTTGCTGCACTACGCCTGCCGCTGGCATCAAACCATCAGGAGGTGGCGTTGCTGTACCTGCCGTGAGTTTCTGGATGGCAAGCTGAAGTCCCTCGCGATACATCGCGGCCTTTTGCTTGTCCATGCCCTTGCCCTCGCCTGCCGAAATGTGAGCGGCATAATGCTGCATTGCTCGCGTGAATGGCTCAACCAACTCGACTGGCAACGATCCTTCAGGCGCATTGGCGATGACTGGCATGAGTTTCTCTGTGAGAGTCTGCAAGTGCAGATCGTCGTCGTCTCGCGGAGAGACTGGCACTTCCTGACCTGCAAGGATGGACTGCAATTCGATGACTTGTTGGCGAGTTGCCTCGATAGCGTTTGCTTGCACCATGTCAGGCGGCAAGAGGATCGAATTCGCCAGTTCCTGACCGACTTTGCGCGACCAGTCGAGCTTCATCAATTCAGCCTGATTTACATTTGGATTCCCAGTGTAGCGTTGAATAAGCAGATCAAGGATTGCGTTATCTTGCGCCAACATATCAGGCAGGAGTTCCTGTGCAGGCGAGAATGCCATGAGAAGTATATCGGAAGGAGGCAGGTTGCGCTCCAGCATTTTCAAACACGCATCGATAGCGTCCTCGTCAAGGTGGCGAGGAATATCGAATGGAATCATAAACGATGGCATTTCCATTCCTGATTCCATGAATGCTTCAACCACTTCCCGCTTTGCCCAGACAGAATCAGGATTTGTGATCCTCGCGACATCCAGCAGGGTTTTTAGTTCAGATGCTGCGCGGATATGCTCTGGATGGCAGATGCCTCGTTGCATTCGTTGTACTGCCTGATTCCATTGGAACATCCATCGACCCAAGATGCCTTCGCGGATTTGGTTCTCGATTGCGGCAACACGATTGATTTCGCTCGCAGTCTTGTCGCCAGTCTGAATTCCAATTGCGGAGGATGGTAGGAAAGTACCTACTTGCACTTCTGCGAGACCTGAAATGAATTGGTCAAGTTTAATAAAATCCTCGACATCCGCTGGCATCTGTTGTTGCAGCAGTTCGTAGCCTTCGGATACGAATGCCACAGGATGGTTGACAGTCAGAGGAGCAATCCCAGACTTCGCCGTTGGGCCTTTTCGCAGCAGCAACATTCCGCGCAAATAAGTATTGTCGATGATTAGATTTCGCGCCTTATCGACTGCGATGTGCGTGTTGTACAAGTCGCGCCCCGCACCACGGGAACTCATCAACGCACCTGATCCAACCTCGATGGCGAATAGTGCGAGGCACTCACTCATCTTGTGGTAGCGATCCAATTGGGTGCAGATTTCGTCTCCGCTTTTATCATCGAAAAGATATCGACTAATTTTGCCGTTCGGTTCCTTCACCAACAGTTCACCGAGTTCGACATATTTTGCGTCATTCTCGTAGCTTGCTCCATAGCTTCCCTCCCGCATCCAGTCTTCGTATCGACGCGCATCGTCATCCGAATCCAATGTGCGACCAGCAGGTTTCGCGTTGTTGATTGCCTTGACCAAATTCTTAATGTGCCATCCCGCCAGTGCGGACATTTCAGGGTCTTCCAAGATCGGCAACAACTCGGCAATTTGATACCTGCGTTTCCTCGCCCAGATCGGCGTTTGGTCGGCTTGCTGCGGAGTTTCAATTGAAAAGAAAGTGTAATCTTGCCGCATGAATTCAGGTTTCCAGTCGCGAGTGTCATCCCAGCACAATGCGGTAAATCCAAAGCAAGTGTTCTCATGCACAACTTGCGCGATGAGGTCATTTAGACCTGACCAACTGCGGATGCACTTGGTGATTTCCTCGCGGAATACTTTTGTCTTCTGCTCGGAGTCGATGCTTTGAACTGGAAACTTGCTGTAGGTCAGTGTCGATGCGCCATCGATGACTTGCTTGAACGGAGGTTGAATGCGCGACACAAGAATCGACAAAAATCCCGTTGGACGATTGCTCCTCCAATTCTGCCCCATCGACTCCAGTTTTTTTGGCGAATAAGGAGGTTCGTTGTTGAGCTTTTTTTGAATCAACGCATTTTTGCGATTCCGCTCGACATTCTGCTGCTTCAATCTTCGGTAGGCACTGTGCGCTTGCGATGCGTCCCGAAATGTTCGGCGAACTTGGAGAGTCTTGGGATCGACAACATCTCCTGTTCCGTTGCTGCTCCGATCTTTAATCTCAAGATCAATTCTTTGATCTTTGTCACTCCCGTCTCGGAGCCTCGGTGCTTTATTTGCGTAGGTATTGGTAACAATTGCGGGAATCGGTTTGGAAGTAGTCATGTCGTTTGTTTTAGCCAGCATTTTGCTGGAAGGTCGCCACTGGGTTCAAAATGTTCGGAGTCGAAAAATACCGCGCTGCGATTGTCATGCCGCATAATCGCGCAACCACCGAGGCGAGGAGTTGATTCAGTATCCCTCGCCTTGCGAATGCTGGTCGAGACCCTGTCGGCAGCAACAATGCAAGCACCACAACCTGCTCGCCAATTAATGTTTTTTTTGCAATCCAAACAAGTTTTTGCTCTTGCTTCAGCAAGTTCGTCGCTAACAAGTCGAACTTGTTTGTTGGAATTAAGAATGTTCTTCGCCCAAGTTGTAATATCACCCAGCAATTCGGATTCGCGATTCGGTGGAGTGACACTCGTAACTACTACCATATCAACCCCGTGACAATATGTTGGATAATTTCCGCATAGGAATGAATTAATGTCTCCCTGAACATCGCCAATCGGCAAGTAGTTCTCCGCTCGATAATGCTCTACAGCAGAATACAATTCATTGAGAGTATTAGCCTCAAGAAGTACCTCGCCATCTTTGTAATGCCACCCACCGGGTGGTTTAAATCCATGAATCGGTGTAGCCATTTTTTAACGCATAATCTCTGTTTTTAACTCCAAAATTTAATTTATCAAGCGATTTTTAACTCAAATTTTAATTTTATTCCGTAAAATCAACATATCCCATGCTTTCAATGCTCTGCATCGGCTTTTCAAATGATTTTTCCTTTTTTGGTTCAGTCATCGTCGCAACTAATCCTTCTCTCTGACGCAATAAATAAACCAGCAGACTTAATGAATCCAATTGGTCAGGAGAGTTTTGCCTTGTTCGTTTTACAAAATCTCCTTTACTCTCAACCCTGACAAGTCCCTGCCCTGCTTGTTTGTATCTTCTCGCAATTGCTTGCCGCACCAAATCTTCATTGGCAAAACTTGGTGATATCTTCAGGTATTCAAATTCCAAATATTTCGCCAGACCGAAAATTAATTCAGTCACCACTCCTGAATACAACTCGTTCGCTTTTTGGGAATCCTCTCCCAATATGTGAGTCTCACTTGCCGCCCAAGAATAGTTAACTCCCAACACTTCTTTGCCAAACAAACTGCACAATGCGTCACTGATGCCTGCGCCATTTCCAGTTCTGTCAACGCACAACCAGTTTGGCGCGATTTTCATTTGCTTGCAGAATTTCATTATCTGCTCGGTCTGCTCCAGAGTCGGCTTCTTCGGGAAGTCGATCTGGGAATCCAATTGCAGTGCGATCCTCGGACTCTTCCACGGAATAAATGATCCACTCCTCGGTGTCCATCCATCGCTCAAGCCAAACCTGCCATGCGAACAGACCACTTGATCTTTGCCTTCCAGTGCCAAGTCGAATGCTGCCAAAGGTACAACTGGGCCAATGAACCGCACATTGCCCATTGCATTGTCCATCATGGAAGGAGTAATTATCCCCATTGCAATTCCCTCTTGCGGGAACCACCCCCTCGCCATCGTGTAGTACTCTGCCGTCTTTCCTCTCGCTTCGTACGCTTGATATCCTTGGAAGGTTTGGAACCCGTGGAAAATAATTTTTTTCTTGACCACATTCTCGCATCTTGCTGCGTCAAGCCTTAAAATATGCCAACCATCGCGGGACTCCCACTCGAAATCCTCCTCGCAGTCCACTGACTGCCATCCCCTGATCGGTTCGCACCTCTTCCCAAACTCACTCGTTCTGTCCTTCGGGTTGCTCGCGCCAAAAATTTTAATGCGACCCTTCGCGCCTTCGGTATCTGCTGCCGACAGGATGTTCTGAAGACCCTCCCAGACTCCTGCTGGAACCTCTTCTGCTTCGTCAAGCACAACATGAGTTCGACTCATTCGACCCCACTTCGGATGGTTCTTCGCTCTTGGTGATGGATGAAATCCACGCAGAGTTCCCATGCCGCTATCTCCCTTCGGAACTGCCACAAGATGTATGCCGTTTTTATCGTCATCATTTGCTTGAATCGACTTCACCAAGTCTTCTGACCCTTCAAATTCTGGACGCACCAGAGCAGTCCTGTAAAAGGTCTTGATGGCAGCAAAGACATTTCGTTGCGCGTGAGCTTCGGTCAGGGACACAACTTTAACACAGGTATACTCTGGGTCTCGCATCCAATCGAGTAGGAACCATGCTGCGGCGTTGAAGGTCTTTCCCATTGCGCCTGCTCCCTGAATCAACAACTTGTCGTATTCAAACAAGCATCTCCATGTCTCCTGCGCGGAGTGTGGTCTCCAGTCGTAAACTGCCTCTCCCCACAACACAGTTGCTGCTGCCTCAAACTGGTCGGCATTCAGTAGCGATTGCACATACTGCGATACCACCTGCTTTGCCAGCTTCTCGCCCAACACGATCTTTCCGCTCACTCCTTTTGCCATGTTTTTCAACAACCATTCTGCCGCATAGATCATGCCCATCACATCATGCCGATCCGCTTGCTCCCGTACCTTGCGAGCAATGTCCAATGATCTTTGAACTTGGTCTTCTTCTACCATTTTTCTTTTGGGCATTTCTCCGTTGCCATAACAGTCTTTATTTCCATGTTGCATCCGCATTCTCGGCATTTGCCCATGCCACCATAGCCAGCAGGGTCGAACATCTCGCACTCCGCACAGATGCGTAGCCTCCGCGCCACTTCTCCCTCGTCAACACATGGCAAACCTGCCGCAACAAACGCAGCAGCACTCGATACAAAGTTTTTTGCCTTCTCAAATATGCTCATTGTTGATCCTTCCTCGCTCCATGTCGTTATACTCTTTCAAAGTTAATCCCATCCTGCTTGCCGCCACTCGCTGAACCTCTTTACGCTTCAATCTTTCTGCCCTCATCCGCTTCCCAATATCAATCCACTTCTGCGTCTCGTCAGGCACTTCTCCAGTCGCCTCGCACAAACGACATGGCAACTTCCCAAACTTGTTGCACGATTTGCAATCCTTCATATCGAAATGCGCGACCCCAATGAAGTAACCTTTCCCATGACAGTCAGGACATTTCATCGTTTCTTTTTCGTTTGTGCTTGCGTTGCTACCATCCGTTTGTACTGGTTTCCCCAGACCTTGGTCAGTGGATAGTTTGCCGTGACCTTTTTTCCTACATTGCCACCTGACAACCCAAACGCAACATACCTCGCCTCGTCCCGTTGCTGCTCAAGTAGTCGCGCCAACTTGTAGGCAAACAACAACTGCTCTTTCACTGTGAACGCTTCCCACTTAATCTTGCATTCGTCGGTATCAGGTGTCGGAGTTCTCATATTATTTACAAATTAAATCTATCCACTTCTCAATCTTCACTGACCAGTCGTAGTTCCTAATTGCAAATTCACGCACCGATTCGCACTTCGCTCGATATGCCCTCGGATCATTCTTGTAACTATTCAAAACCATCGATGTGACACTCACAAACTCGTCACTATCCATCGGCACAAGAACTCCTCCTCCTGCACTCGCATTCTCCTCAAAGTATCCCACAAGAGTTCCAATTGGCAACCTACCTGCCGCCGCACATTCCATCATCGGCAAACCACCCGCTTCCTCAATGCTGCTCATCACAACTGCACCAACCTTCTTGTAATACGCTGGCATCGCAAGGTGGTTGTAAAACTCATGCTTCTTCAACTCCAGTCCACTTTTCTCAACTGCCACTTCAACCAACTTCGGTCTTTTGATCTCAATCCCATACCAGTTCTTCGTCTCACCACTGCCTGCGTATCCTACCACTTCAAGTCTATCAGGTATATTCCCACTATACACGCTTGTATGGATGCCCAGTTCCACAACATCTGGAATTCTTGATATCTCCCACTCCGCGCATTTCCTTTTCAGCACCTGACTGATCACTCCAAATCCCTTCAGCTTTGGATAGAAGTCCTGATCGGCTTGTTCCTTCGCCAACAATACATCCCACTGACCATGCGCTATTGTAACGATGCGTTCCAACTCGACACCATACCTGTAGTGCAACGCCAGCACCGCATCAGGCATCGTTACGAATACATCGTACGAATCCCTTAACAACTTGAATTCTTCCACTGAATACTGACCAGTCCAGTCAAGCAAATTTGCGTAATGCCCGTGCTTCCACATCTCCTTTGCCAACCCATGATGAATAGACCCAAATGCCCATCTGTTCTGCGTGAAAAATAATACTCGCTTCATAGACTCACATTTCTCTTGGTCACATATCCTCTCATCACTGCATAGTTGTACTCGCAATGCGTCATCTCCGCATCATTCCAATGGAACCATCCAAATTTCTTCGCGTAGTAATGCACATCGAACTTCCCAACCAAATCTCTAATACCAAAGTTGCTCTTGTGAATCTCAAACGAATTCCCCTCAACATCGTCCTGTGGCATCATCGTAGGCCAAATCACAATGACCCATTCTGATCGGTACAAAAAGTAATCGATGTAATCAATTGCCTCTGACCTGAAGAAGTGTTCAAGGACATCGCCAAAAATCACAACATTGTTTCTGTCTCTCGGATACTGATTGCAATACTGCCTCAAATCCATTTCATGGATTCCATCATATATTTCCCGTAGCTTATACTGCTCAATATAACTTTGCGTTGGCTCGACCCCCTTTATCCAAACATCAGGCAGAATTTGTTTGATCATCCTGCCATACTTGCCAGCACCAGCACCAACATCCAAAGCTACTTTAGGCGCAATACTGATCAAATGCGATGCCAACACAGAATCAAATGTAGAAGATGAAAATGGCATTTTATAGTGGTCTCAACAACTTCGTCATTGCATTAATCCCATTCCCCTCGGCGTACCACCCAGCACCAGTGTAGATGTCCAGAACATCGCTGAAGTACTTCTCGTACATCGGTGCTACCTTCTCCAAGCTGAAGTTCAGTCCGAATGCCCTACACGCCCTTGAGCTAATCGCGCCCTTCTGGATTTCCCTCACCGCATCGACATAATCTCCCATCGTTCTACACCGATACCCAGTGACCCCATGCAGATTGTTCTCGGCAAACGATCCCCAGTCGGAAGTGATCGTCGGCGTACCTGACAGCAGGTTCTCAACCTGCACTCCTCCGAATGGCTCGACATACTGACTCGGCACAAACGATGCCATCGCATTCGCCATGAGTCGCTTTCTCGTCGGTACATCAGCGTAGCCGACATACTCAACATGGTCAGGCAACTGGTAGCCTTCCTCTTTTTGCCCTGCTATCACCAACTTCACGCCTGCTCTCTGCGTTGCCTGAATCGCGATATCCACTCCCTTGCCACTGTAGACCCTGCCCAAGTACAAGAAGTAATCCTCTTTCTGGTCTGGATTGAAGTCGAAATCTGCGACATCAAAGTAATTTGGAATCACGACCTCGTAGTTGTCCTGCCTGCAATTGCCGACTGCTGCCATGCCACAGTACGCATGGTAAATGGCGTACGACTCAAATACCTTGAACCTGCACCAGTGACCTCCTGCGTAGCCGATCCCCGGCTCCACTGCTATCATGTCAGGATGGGCATCCACCACTGGTCTCACTCCGCTTCCCCAGAACGGCAGGATGAAATCATGCTGCTGCTTGCGCTTGCCGACCTCCTCAATAGCATTGCGGAAAAATGTCTGGTACGCATGGTCTCCCATATCGAATTTGAAGAATGTCTTCCTCCAGTCGTGATCCCCGTACGCTACCTTCCAGTCGTCGTTCGTAAGCACTGGCACTGACTCCGTACAGATCAGGTCAGAGTCTTTATGCCCGTAGTGGATGACCTCATGCCCTCGCTCAACCATCATCTTGCCGAACTTGACCACCTTTTGCGTGTAAGCACAGGCGTTGAACTCCTTGCTCGTTACTGTATGCGGTAGTCCTAATATGTGATATCTCATTCGTCGTCTCTCCCTTTGCGTTGTGTTGTGAATGCCTTGCGCCTGATAGCCTCCCAAGGCCATCCAATCGCTTCGCATAGTTGTTTGAATTCTTTGCTCTTCAGGAAATGGATTGCACACTCCTGATGCTTGGTTGCCACATTGTCTGTATGCGGTCTCATGTATCCTTCAGTCTTGCTCGTAGCATCGAGATACGCTCGATAGATCATTTCTGTGATGATTAGCTTGGTGAAGCGTATCTCATTCTCTTCTTTCTGCTCTCTCATTCAATTACCTTGATTGTTTGGTCTTCTGCTTTCATCCACTCGTACTCTGACTGCCAGTACATCTCTTTAGGCTCGATCCTTGCCACTGCCTTGTAGTCTGGATGGTGCTTCTTAACGAAGTCTCGCAGTGCCTTCTTGGTGCGGAATGCCGCTACAGGGTAGCCATTGGTATTGTTGCGATACCCGTGGAATAGGATGTAGACTCTCATTCCAGTTCCTCCAAGTAGATCGGCGTTGATTCCCCGACCCATGCGCCTGCAAGGTTGAATTCAAAGTACTCCTCGGCTTGCTCCTCATCCATGTCACGCATCAGCACTTCGATGCACTTGCGCCTGCTGTAGACTGCAATCGGCTTGCCAAACTGCCTGCCAATGCCGAGGAACGCATCTGCGAACCCATCTGCCAGCGTGATCTCCTCCTCGTCCAGTGCTTCTGCTACCTTCTCGGTGAGTTCGTTGTCGGTCATAGCTTCAACCACTGCGTAGGTGCTACGGGACACATAACTGCGTCCGTTGCTTGGAAGACCATGAACTGGAGGCCGGGGTGCTTCTCGGCGAGTCTTGCTGCCTCTTCTTTTGCCTTGACCAGTGACCAGTGGATGCGGGTAGGTGGATACAGTGGGTCTATGGCACAGGTGCGTCCCTCGATGCAGGATGCCTCGTTTGCTTTGTGGAGTCGGGTTATGATGTACATGATTTATGGTGGTTTATTGTTAATCGATAAACTTGCTAAACTTCCTATAGTTCTTCCTTCGGAGGTTCAGGCTCCCTCTGTCCGTAAACATGGTTAGGGTTCTCTCGCTCCCATCGCTCCAAACGCTCTTTGGCATCTGCCCATTCGCGTTCCTCTTTATCTCGCCAGTACTCTTCTGGGTCATCATAGTAATCTCGTCTTGCCATATAATGTGTTGGTTGTTATTGGTTAAGCCTGCTGTTGTGTTTCATTATCTACTACCTATCTTATCGGAAGTTATCATCATTTTCGCTTTGTAACATTACTATTTTCAGTAACATACGCCTCCAGTGCCGCCATGTCATTTTGTGCCTGTTTTAGTCCTTCTGGAG